CTTGCAGCGCTTGAAAGCCGCCCTTGGCAAAAATCTTGTCGTACAGTGCTTGCGCCCGGCTTCCTTCACGGCTCACACTGGGTGTGCGCCCGTAAATCGGTCCGGTTATTTGGTTCAACCCGGGGTCATCACGAAGTTTTTCAAGTTCTCTGATGAATTGCTCGGATTTAGTCTCAAAGGCTTTGACCGACTGCGTAGCTTGAGGGAACGCAGCCTCTCGTTTTTGGATTTCTTTCGGAGTCAGCCCCGGCAGAGCAGGGCCGCCAGGAATGGCTTCCAAATCGCCCGACTCGGTGTAGCGATACCCAGCAGGGGGTTTCGGCATTGCCGGGCCACCGGCGCCCCCAGCTGCACGAGCGGGCGGAGCAACGCCGATACCTGCGGATTTGGCGGTCGCGGCGGTCAGCGGCGTCATACCTTCGGCTTGATCGGCAGGCACCATCATCGGACCCGACGGGCCAATAACCGACACCAGACGTTGCGACGGCGCGTTGATAAACCGTTGTTGCCCCGGCAAAAACACTGCATTACCCACGACCTTGGGCATTTGCGTTTTCATCCACTCACGCATACCCATCGCCTCTTGCTGGCGGTAGGTTTCGAACTGGGTCGGGTCGTCGGGGATTTCGGCAAGTGCCTGTTCCAGCGTGCCCGCTTGCGACAGCACTTGGCTTAGATCGGGGTCGGCGTACTGCATACGCACAATCTCGCGGGCGGCTTCAGGGGTGGGGGCGCGCAGCAACCGTTCGCGGAACATCGCTGTGCGCTCCACGCGGCGTGCTCTTGCGCGGTCTTCTTCGACGTTTGCCATCTGAGCGCGGGTTTGCTGCATGCCCAGCTCGGTCTGTTGACGGCGCAAAGCGTTTGCTTCCCGCGCCTGCGCGGCTTGTTCCCGCGCCTGCGCTGCCTGCTCTTGCACCAACGCATTTCGCATTACGTCTTGTTGGCCTTGAAAAAATGCATTGACGGGCTGAGCCATCTGAAGAGCGCCAAAATCGAGTGCCATGATGACTCCTTAGTCGCGGCCCAAATCCATACCCCAACCGCTGCCGCCGGGAGTATTAGGGTTGTTCATGCCGCCCATGTAGCGGCCACCCAGATACGCAAGTTGGTTAAGGGTGTTGCCATAAGTCGAGGCGCGAGAGATACCGGCCTGCCCCAATGCTTGCGCGCGGCTCATGCCAATATCGCCCATTGCGTTTGCAAATTGCGTACCGGCAGCGCCAAGTTGCTGCGCAGTTGTCTGGCCCACACCGGCAAGCGATTGCAGCGGCTGCAAGCGGGCTTGGCGCTCGGCTTGGTAGCGATTGAAAGCGTTGGTGTATTCGTCAGATGCAAGGTTTTGACCGAATCGCTGAATACCTTTGAGTGTAGAGCCAGACAGCAGACCACCACGTGCAGCGGCGGATCGCTCCAGACCCTTCATTCCTTCAGACATGCGGAACGCATACCCAGGGTCGGCTTGGAACTGCTCCATGCCGAACGGCGTGTATTCCGTAGCTTCCGGCACCAGTTTGTTCAGCGCGGTCATACCCGCCTGACGCCACGGTTCAGACAGTTCAACCTGCCGCTGGAACATGCGCTCTTGCGCTTCTGAAGCGCGGTCGGCAGCAGCGGCCTGAGTATCTGCGGCGCTTGTTGCAGCTCTTGACGCCTGTCGACCCGCAAGCAAAGTCGCCGCAGCAGGGATAATTACGTTCCAGACCATTGCGATCTCCTTATTACGTTACTTCACGTCCACTGACACGGATGTTGATGGCGTTTGCTGCACTGGCGACCGTCGAAATGAACGAGGTCGTCGGCATAATCTGCCCCACCAGCTCCGGGAACGTGTAGACCTCAGAAGCCGCCAAGCTCTTGGTCTTGGTGATCAGGTTGTTGTTGCCCGGCACGTCCGAACCTGTGACCAAGTTTACACTGATCGTGGCGGTGCTACCACTGATATTTGTGGCGGTGAACTTGTCGAGGATGGTGACCGAGACGTTGCTCGGCACGATGTACTGGGTGGTCTGGGTGTTTTCCACCAGCTTCGCAGGCACCAGGTTTCGTGCTGTAACGGTCATGTCAATTCCTTAAACAACGGCCCACGACGAGCCGCTCGGCACCGTGACTGTGACGCCAGACGCCACAGAGATCGGGCCAGCAGACATCGCATTGTTGCCGGACGTGATCGAGTAGTTGCTGGAGATCGTGGCGTTATTTTCCCACAATCCCTGCGCTGTGATGTTGCTGCTGCCCCCAGACGCCGCAGCCCATCTGAGGCCCGTCGCGGTGGTGGAGTCAGCCGTCAGCACTTGGTTGTTCGTGCCCACGGGCAGTCGGACGTTGTCCGTGCCGTCGAACCCGATCAGGTCGCCCTTGGTGGTCAGGGGCGACAGGGCGTCAAATGCCGCGACCTTTGTCGTCTGGCCCGTGCCGCCGTTGGCAATTGCCACCGTACCAGTCACGTTGGCAGCGGTGCCTGTGGTGTTCTGGTTGAGGATCGGGATGTCCGCCGCCACGATGGCGCGGAATGTGGGAAGACCCGCCGAGCCGTTGGGCGCGGCCAAGAAGAAGTTGGCGCTCTTGCTGGCGTAGGGGTTCTGGGTATCGCCGTAGCCGCTGGCAAGGCTAATGGCGGGCGTCGTGCCCCCACTGGACACCACAGGTGAGGTGCCCGTGACGCTGGTGACCGTGCCGTTGCCAGTCCCCGCGCCGATGGCGGTACGAAAATCGCTGGCGCTCAGTGCCGAGATCGTGTTGTCTGCGTTGAACCTGGGGAACGTGATCGCGCTCGGGTTGGAGAGCGTGAACATGTTGCTGCCGATGGTGGTCGCGCCCAGCGACGTGCGGCCCGTGGAGGCTACAAGGTTGGTCGAGCCGCCGTCCCATTGCAGCCGTTCGCTGAACGCCGTGTCCCAGTTGGTCTGCGAGGCAGTCGTCGGGATCGAGTAGCCAGCCGTGAACGTCAGGGCCAACGTGCCCGAGGTCGTGATTGGGCTACCGCTGACGGTCAGCCCCGTGGGTGTGGTCATGGCGACCGATGTGACGGTGCCCAGCCCCAAGCTCGACGAGGTGACGTTCTTCCAGTACCCAAGGGCGCTGTCGTATGCGATCAGGTTGTTGTTTGCCAGCGTGGTGAACTGCACGTCCGACAATGCCGACAAATACGTCGCCACGCCCAGCTTGACGATGAACGACCCAGACCCGCCCGAGCCTGCGTTGATCACAGTGCCGATGAGCATCTTCAGCCCGGGCGCGGTCGGGAGCGTCTTGGTCAGGCCACCCGTCACCGGGTTGTAGTAGATGTCGTCGTTGTCCGCCCACGTCTCGCCATACGCAGCGCCGTTGGTCGTGATGTTGCGGACAATGCCGTAGGTCGTGATGCGACCGAACCCGTTAAGCGGAATGTCTTCCGTTGCACAACCCAAGATGTCGTCCGACCGAATGATCCCCGCCACCGCTGGCGCAAACGTGATGACACCAGAAGCACCGACGGTGCCGGTCTTGTAGACCAGTTGCAGCGGCGAGTCAGTGATCGCAGCCGAGGCTTTGCCGTAGCGGAACAGTTCCTCACCGACCTGCTGGGTAATGTTGCCGTTGCCCATCCCCAGGTTCCACGACCCGGTGAGCTGGTCGTACCACATCTTGCCAGCGGCAAGCGTTGTGGCCGCGCCGTTGCCCATCTGAATGGAAAGCGGGCTACCCACGTCGCCGGTAATGCCCGACATGCTGGTGATGTCTGCGTTGGCACCCTTGAGGGCAAACGGAGCGCCTGCTGCCGTGGTGGCCCCAGTGCCGCCGTTGGCGACGTTGAGCGTACCACCCAGAGAGATCGTGCCGCTGGTCGTGATCGGACCGCCGGTAGTCGTCAGGCCGGTCGTGCCGCCCGACACATCGACCGAGGTCACCGTACCAGTGCCACCGCCACCACCGCCGCCCGAGTCCGGCTGGGGCGGAGGGCCAAGCTGCAAGTCGTCCAGCGATGTCTGGTTGCCGCCGTTGCCTGCAAGGTTGAACAGGTTCAGGAAGAACCGATACCACTCACGCGACACCATTCCCGTCTTCGGGTCGATGATCTCGACACGGTTAGACGGTATGTTGGTGATATTTCGTTCGTTAGGCATTGGTCGGCGACACGATCAGTTCGGCGTCCATAATAGCGAGTTTCACGGGGTCAGTGCCGGAAATCTCGTACACCCGGTCGCGCAGCTTGAGCGTCATGCCCAGCCGTCGCCAGATGACTCGGCGGTAGTATTCGCCGATCTTGCCCACCGAGGTCCAGTGTTCGTTGGACCACGTATGCCCGCCGTCGTCAGACCAGCGCAGCATCATTTGCGGGTTGCTGCCTTGACCGGTGTTGGTGCCGACACCCGCCTCGCAGTCAACTTGCAGGCTGTGCTGCGCGGTGCGCTTGAGGTTGTTCGTGCCTGGCGGCAGTGCCCGCCACGAACGCAGCCACTTCTGAATTTCGCCGTTGTCAGCGTACTCGTTCAAGTCGAACGCATAGATGTTGCCGTTCTCGAAGTCGCCCACGACGATCTGGTCGTTGTAGACGGCTTGGCAGTTGGACCGGTGGCGCACAAAGTTGCCATTGGACCAGCCCGCACGTTCGTGCCAGGCTTGGGTCGCCACGTCGTAGACCCAAGTGGTTTGCGCACTGGGGAAAATCAGCACGTAGAAGGCATGACCGTCCTGCTGGTACGTGTAGCCAATCGCATCCGACAGGTTGCCGTACTGCTGAATCTGCCACTCGACAGCGTGGGTGGAGATGCGCTGGCCGGTGTAGCCGTTGGCACGGTAGACGATGCCTCGGCCCCGGGCGTCAGACCCCAGCCAGAAAATACCGTTGTCCAGCTTGGCGACCGAGTAGGGGGCTGCGCAGCCGATCTCGTTGAACGCGCCTTGGATGCGCTGGAGCGGGAAGTCGAGCTGCCCGGCGTTGTACCAGACCTCAATCGAGTTGGTGCCAAAGAGCCAGGCCTCGCGGTGGTCCACGATGAGCGACACCAGCCCGTCCGGGTTGCCCTCGGCGGTGGCAAAGTCAAGCGGGTCAACCGACAGGCCGTCGAGCAGCGATGTCACCCACACCCGACCGCTGTTCGGCTCGTTGAAGACAAAGTAGCCGTCCAGAAAGCCCACCGTCACAGCGCCGGGGAAGTCTGGGTCGGTGATCTTGGCAAACACCTCGGTGTCGGCGTTGTAGATGAAGCCGTCAGGGTTGCAGGCAATGAAAATCTGTGTGCCGTTGTCGGTCATGGACACCGGGCCGGTTCCGGTCACGGTGCCCAGAGGCTTGACCCGCCAGCGGGTCGAGTCGCCGATGACGTTGAGCCGGTAGAAGGTGTCTCCCGAGACGGCGTACAGGTACTCCTTGAGCACCCACAGTCCACGGATCGGCCCGTTGCCAGCACCGATCAGGCGGCGCAGGCCGGGGCAGCGCGACAGGAACGCCGCGCTCTTGCCACCCTCGGGCACGATTTCCGGGTACATGTTGACCATGCGGTTGTCGGCAGCGTTGACGCTGCGGGCCACATAGCTGCTGCCTAAGATCGGGGTCTTCATCAGAAGTTACCGGCGTAGATGTTGAACCGTTGCTTATTCGCCACAACACCGTACGGCAGGCTCATGATGTCGTTGGGGTTGTTGATGCGCTTCAAGTTGCGCTTGCTGGTCATGGCGATGCGCTGGACTTGGGGCGACGGCTCAACACCGAACTCCGGGGCGATTTCCATCGCCAGGTTGTAGGTGAAGGCCCGCATGTAGCCGGGCGGGAAGTGCAGCTCTGTCGTCAGTGCGGCAGGCTGCGTCAGCTCCTCGACAGAGATGAAGTGCCACTCAAGCGTCTGGGTCGGCTTGGGGTAGATGAACATCTCGACGTCGGGGAACGTCTCGTTGACGAAGATGACCTGCGGGAAGGTCGATGTGGCCGTCTTGACGGCGATGCCGTTGTACTGGTCTTGGTTGATGAACTTGATGCCGTACGACACGCCGCTGGGGGCGCGGTAGTAGGTGGCGTCATCGAGCAGCACGGGGCGGTTGCCCACGAAGTCGCCGCTAGGACCAAGGGTGCGGCGGATCTCGCCTGCGGGCCAACTGAAAACTTGATCTTGGGTGGCGAAGACCGACAACCGCTCGGTGTTCCACGAGTCGATCATCTGGTTCATCGCCAGAAGGGCGTCTTGGCTGGTCGCCGCTGACGGGGTTTCGCTTTCGGCCAGTACACCAATTAGGCGCAACGCCCGGTTGATTTGATCGCCTGCGGTGTACGTAGCCATGTCAGCTTCCTTCGGATTCGTCGCTTGCCAGCGTGTCGCTGTTGGGCTGTTCGATAGGTTGTTCGGTCACTTTGCGGGTGTACTTGCGCTTGGGCGCTTCAGCCACCGGCTCAGGTGCCACCTCGACGGGCGTGGTCGGATTGTACTCGGTCCAGCCGTTTTTGACATCCTGTTCCATCTCAAGTTCGTTGGTGGCGACTTTGGCGCCGTGGATGGGGTGTACAAGCACTACGTTCATGTGAATCTCCATAGGAAAACGGGGCCGAAGCCCCGTTTTGTTTGCCGATCAGTGATTAACCAATACGGTAAGCAACAAACGTGTTGTCAGCGACCTTGCGGAAGCGGAACAGCGCGCTGGTAGTCACTGCGATAGCGGTGACAGCGTTGCCGCCATCGGTCACGCCGGTGCTCACAGCCAGCGTAACAGCGCCGGAAGAAGTACCGATGTTGATGATGGACAGGTCGAACGTGCTGCCAACGGTAGCGTTGGGAACAGCAGCGTCGATCAGAGCGCCGGTGGGCAGAGTGTAAGTAGCAGCGGAGGTGCCAGGGTTGGCGACCAGCATGCCATTCACGATCTGAGCGGCGGTCAGAGTTGCGGTAGAAGTTGCAGTTTGCGGGGCAGCGTATGCACCCATGATAGTTTCTTGACGGTTGCCAGCACCGACTTGATAACCACCACCACCATTAGGAAGAGCCATGATAATTTCCTTTGAAAATGAAGTTCAGGAGAAGCCCCCGAAGGGGCGTTCAGATTAGCCCCACACGCGGCAGGCCATCTGCGGACGGATGGTGTTGTAGCCGTACAGAACGTCAACACGGCACGGCATGCGGTCGTTGTTGATGTCGTACTGGCGCACCACACGCAGGCTGATACCGTTGTGAACGGCACGGCTGGCCATGTCCACGCCTTGGGGCAGGAGCAGGTCGGCGGTGGCGAACGCAATGGCGTCGCGATGGTAGGCGATGTTCTGAGCGTAGGTCGTCGAAGCAGCACCCACGAACACCACGGCCTTGCTGGTTTGGGGCAGCACGTCCACGGTAGCCAGAGCGTTGTTAGCCGAATAGATCGGAGCAACGGTGATGTTGCCAGCGCCAGAGCCGTTCAGGGTCGTCTCAGCGGTAGCGACGAACTGGAACAGCGAGCCGGT